AGCTGAGCCATTGCCGTAATGTCTTGACCAATAAGACGCTGAAGGTCAAAGTCACGGCTGATCTTCACTTCAGGTGGCTCAATACCTAAATAATTGGCAGCTAGGTTGTAGGACTTCTGTAAACCTGACTCCAGATCCATAGAAACCATCGACAACATTGAGTTTGTGTCGATACGGTCCAGGCGTCGTGCGTCAGCAGATTCAGCTACGAATTTTTGTTGGCTAAGCGTGCTGATACCCAACGTCGCCATTTGTTGCTGTAACTCTTGGATCTCCGCAGATTGCGCCTCAAAAGCACTAGCGGCAGGCTCCACGTAATAGACCTTGTTTCCCGGCTGCGTCGCCATCGCATAGTTGACACTAATCGCCATATCCTTAGTCTGATCGTCCCAACCCTCAAGCACCAGCATTGGTTGTGATGCGATATGCAGGCTATGGATTAAATCAGCTTGGCGTTGGAAATGAGCAAGGTTGAGATGAGCAATGTCCAGCAATGGTGGACGACTTGTCATTGTGTCCGTCTTATTTGCATAGATCGTGACCAGCGGGACTTGATCAAGTGAATACGGCCCAGATTCAATAAGCTCAAACTCCGCCGTAGCGTCTGATTGGTCAAACGAAGAAGGGTATGGGAAATTGCCTTGCATCGCTTTGTTTTGCTCTTCTTGCCGATAGACGCGATAACGACCTGGCTCAATGACACGGATCTGGTCATAAACCTTCTCCCCAAACTCACCGTCAGGGACAACAGCCTTTTCACCAATACGCACTTGCGTCAGGTTGCCGTAATTTGATTCACGATCCAAACGCCAGCCATACACCTTGGTTGGATCAACTTCAATCCAATATGGACGACGGTTTAATGCACGCTCTTCTGCAAGGCTTCGGGCCTCTGTTGGAGCGGGAAAGTCAACCAACGTATGGCAATGGCCATAGGTCAATGCACAGATCACCAAGCGACGTGCATATTCGTCTAGATCTGAGCCGCAACCGTCAACATCCTTGTTAAAGACGTCGGTCCAATATGGATCGCCAACAATATTGATTGGTTTACGCAGAATTAAGCCTGCTGCCGCTCGAATTAACCGTTGAGTATAAGGCGTAAATACAGCACGATTTACACGCGCCAGGTAGGCGGAATAGTCTTCGCGAGGCTCTAGTGGAAGGAATGCTTCGCTGTTATCACGTAAATACTCAGTGCCGGAAACCACGGCTTTCATTATTTCCCAGCTCTTCATTTGATCGATCACCGCTCGGGTGCGAACAAATGGACTGTCAACTTTTCCTAAATAGGAAGAGCTGACTAGATGAGTTCTGACGGAGCCGGGGACTGAGTAGGTCATGACACTTTAAAAATGAGTGATTAGCAACCCCAGCGAAGACGAGCTGCTTTACCCCGCTCACCAGTCCAACTACGACTTCGGGCACAGAAAGAACGTTTGCGGGCAGCCTCCTCTTTTGTTTTTGGCTTGCCTGTGACTGGTGCTTTCAACTTAGAACCGGTTTCCCGGTTGTATTTGGCACGACCTTTGGCGGTTAAACCAGCACCCTTACTAGCAGGCAGTTTTTCGCCACGCCCAACACTAAGGTTGGGGCCACGCTTACGCTTTTTGCGTTCTGCCATTGTCCTAACCCTTACTCAAGGTTGGAAGTAATGGCACCGCTGGTGATGAAGTTGCAGGTGACAACTACGAGTTCCCCAACTGTGGACGCAATGTCCATGCTGGTAATAATTCCGGCAAAACTAACGGAATCGGTTCCGCTGGCAGTACCAGTAGTAAACAACTCGAATGTGGCGTCTGCAGGATCTGCAGCCGTAATTATGTCTTCGATGAATGTTGCTTGACCTGTTGCATCCGGGTCGTACACCAGTTCAACAGTGCCGGAGCCGCTAACTAGGCTGCCGACAAATGCACGAGTAGTGTCACCCTGATCGGTAACGTCTAACGTGTCTTTGGTGATGCTTAATGTCCAGCTACGGGTTCCAACGATGGTGGCGTTGCTGCTACCGGTAGGAGAGAACTGGACGGCACCTTGTTCACCACGAAGGATGGCCATGGCTGGGCGTAAAAGGTTCTATACCACAATTCTAACCCGCCGGGTCACTTAAACCACGATTATTTCTTTGTACGTTTTGGTTTTTTAGCTGTTTTTGCTGATTTTTTAAAATCTTTTGCTGTTGGTGCGCCAGGATCACCCGCTTTTCTCATCTTTTCGCCTGATCCAGCTGCAATGCGCTTCTTTTTGGCCGCAATATTGTCGTATAAGCCCTTTTTCTTCTTGGCGGGGCGGCCTTTCTTGCTGCCGTAAGTTCCAGCTCCTTGGGGCATGACAACGCTTAGCTTTGCCCTATTCTAGCCTTTCGTGCCAATCAACACCCACATTGAAGTGTCCAAAATGCGGAAGCAGCAGTCGCGTCACAAGCATTAATCGCAAAAGACCAGAAGAGGTGAGGCGATACCGCAAATGTACGGCTTGTTCTTACAACTTTGTAACGACCCAGCCGCCAGAAGTTATTCGACAAAAAGAAACGGTTTGCTATCGCTTAGTAGGGGAAGATCACCCAAACTCCAAGCTGGACAACACCAAAGTTATGGAAATGCGTCAGTACGCGGCTGAAGGGGCAAGCTCTCTTGAATGCGGGCTTGTTTGGGATGTATCGCAGAAGGTGGCCTGGAATGCAATCGTGGGAAGAACGTGGAAACACGTTAAATAACTGCGTCAATACAATCGATAAGATGTAGTGCCCATTGTCTCCGGTTTGGCCAAATTAAACTGTTGTAAAACTAAATAGCCGAATGCGTCAAATGCGTGGTCTACGCCCAGGTTTTTGTTGGGTAGGCCCGTTCCAGGGGAGTATGTGAGTGTGCGTAGGGATTTGATTAAGTGTTTGCAACGTGGGTGAATTACTGTTCTTTGTGCTCCAGATGCGTCCATTAATGCTGTGTTTACGGCTGTAATTTTGTCGCGGATCTTCCAAGGGGCTCTTGGTGTTTGAACGTTGAAACCGCTGCGGCGCAAGATTGCGTGGTCTGTTACGCCTACTCCGCTGGTTTTTCGTGCGCCGCCTGTTGGGTCTGGGCACGCGATTATGCGACGTTCCAGGCCGTAGCGGCGGGTTACTTCTTCTGCAAAGTCCCAGGTGGTTGCTCCGCCTGTGAGCATTATTTCGTCGAAGACGTATAGGTTTTCGCCGTCTTTTACGGCGCAGATGCCAGACATTGGGTCCACGTTGAAGTCAACGCCAAGGAGGATTGGTTGGATTGAAATGTCTTTGGCGTTCGGGGATATGTTTTCGTCGGAGAAGCTGACCGCTACGAGGCCGCTGAGGTTTTCAAAGGAGGCTTCAAATTCTTGGCGGAATGTGCGTGGGTCTAGTTGAGCGCGGGCTGCTTCAATTTCGGTGGCGGGGACGTTGCCCCCTTCGATGGTTGTGTAGCACCAACGCTGCCATTCTTTGGTTGGGTCGTCTTCGCAGTAACACCACAGGTCGTAGAACCAGCTAGCGGTGCCGTCCGGGGTAGAAATAAAGAGTGCCCAGCCCTGTTTGTCTGCAAGGGCGGGGCGAATGACTTCGAACCAGACCTCTGCGTCCATAAATGCGGCTTCGTCTAGGACTACTCCTGATAAAGAGCGCCCGCGAAGTGCCATTGCGTTCTCTGTTCCCTTTAATTCGATGGTGGAGCCGTTTACTAGCTCTAATTTGAGGTCGGTTTCGTTCTTACTTTTGATCCACGGCTTGGGAACAAGCTTTTTGAGCACTTTCCAGGCAATATCCTTTGCCATTCGGTACGTGGGGGCGCAGTAAAAGAAGGTTTCCCCGGGGTTATTGATCGCTCCACGCAATAGTTCGACGCATGAGAGGTAGGACTTACCGAAACGGCGGCCTGCAACGAGGACACGGAATCTGCGTTCGCTAGTAAACACTTGGCCTTGGGCCCAGCGAAGACTAAGTGGGGGTGCGTTTTGTATGGCCATGGGTAATACATTAGCTGCTTTTTCAACCCCTACCCCCGGGGGTGTGCTACAGTGCAAATAATCTGGTATGTATCAGTAAGTTCCCCGCGCTTAGGTACAAGTGTACTACTTTGCAACCCTACCCCCCTGTGACAGTTGCACCGACTGGCACACAGTACAAATTTACTAGAAAAATTTACAAAAAATGAGAATTTTGGGAGTGTGTGACAGCTGACAGAGTAGCACAGTACAGCTGGACAGGTCAGCTCTGCCGGGCTAAAATATATTTAGCAACACACAGTTGCTAACATTTACTCACCCAAAGTAATGATGACTAAATTCTTTCTTTTCTCTGCACTCTCTGCCTGTTTGTTTACACTTTTGGGAGGCTACATGTTCAACTCTCAAAATCAGTTAGCCTACACAAATTGCATGGATAAAAACTCAAACAACAGCTACTGCAAAGTGTTAGTCTGGGGTCGTTGAGTTACTAACAACAACCTCCGCAAAGTTAATTATACTTTGTGGGGGTATTTTTGTGGCTACAATGTTATAGTACACATGTATTGTAACTAGAACCTTGACAATCTACTCCGACTGATTCTCATTCTCGATTCGGATGTCGAGAGTCGGCACCTGCAACGCCAGTTGCTCCGGTGCTGCTTCGCCTATTACGCGGCCCATGTCACCTAGCAGCGTCGCCACGGTTTGATAGTGGCCTCTCTTAAGGGCCCTTTGCACCGTCGCAAGACGTAAAGCTTGCAATTGGTTCAGCAATTCTTCCCGTGTGCCTTGTTGTTCCTCCTTAAGCAGCTCCATAGCGCGGCGATAGTCTTCGTGGCCTGTTCTTATGGAGGTATTGAAGCGAGACGCCAATTTTTCGCAGATTTGGATTCTCGTCCCACCTTCCAAAATGTAGGAATAGGCAGCCTGTGCCCTCTCCTCTACGCGATGCGCTGCACCCTTGCCTTTGCGCCATCGTTTGGACTCGTCATCTGCGACGCTCGTCTTCTTCTCTTCGGTGTTGTTATCAGCCACGGGCTGTGATTCGCAGAGCTTTACTAATACTAACCGAAGCCGCGGCAAGTGCTAATCGTTCCAGGGCTTGACACATGCCTCCTAATGTGTGCTACACTAAAAGAGTTCCCAACAAAGTCCACCCATGACCCAACTAGAACAACTCGACGCAGCAACCCAAAGCGTCAAGGCATACAGCCAACTGATGGAAGAAACCACAGGTTGGACGTGCCAGACAACTCCCGAGGGTCTCGCGTGGTTTGACCCTTATGGCGACCAATCCGGTGAACTTTGGGAGTGTTTAGCCGATCTCGTCGCTGAAACTTACGACGAAATCGCAGACGCCCTTATCTGAACAACGACCCAATCCACAGGAAAAGCCGCCCTTATCTGAACAACGACCCAATCCACAGGAAAAGCCCACCCATGGCAACACTCACAGAATTATTGACCGAAGCAGGATCTCGCTGGGTTGATAAAGACTGGACAGCACCCTCAAGCCGTTGCATCGATGACATCATCGACCGCTTCGACGACTGCCCCGAAGGATTGAAAGACTTTGACCAATCCGATTGGGTAAATATGTGCGAGTGCTACACGTACCAGCTCTTAAACCGCTGGAACAAACAAGAAGAAGACGTTATGGCCCTATTCAACGATTACTGCGAAGCCATAGGCGCAACGTCAACGATCCATGCACTTGAGGGAGAGTGCGACGGCTTCGCCGATGGGGACGACATGAATGCCGCAATCGTTAACCACGCGATGACGTGGGCAGCACACCAGCTTGCAGACGAGATTTACCCCGACCGCTGATTCGTCCAATTTTCCAGAAAATCCTATTTACGTTCCAGTCATGAACCACTCATTCCGCACAGAACACGTGCACACATTTACAGACATTCCACGGTTAGACATCAACCGCTGGCAAGTAACCAGCCACGACAATTGGGACACCGAAGACCGGACCACGGTCCAGATGGGCTGTGATCAGGGCGCTGTACCTAACGCCGTCGTTGATTTCTTAGCCGACCTGCATGGTCATCCATACCGCACCAGGGAAGACATCGAACTTCTACAACGCTTTGCCGGTGCGATGGGCTTGGACTACCCACACGAACCAGGGCTTAGCGAATAATGGCAACGCAAGTAGAAATCCAGCACCGTTTGAGTTACGCCCGAGCAATGCTTGAGCGTGGCGTTCCAGCTGCTTCGGTAGCCACCATGATCAGCGCCCGCTACTTCGTTTCACGGTCCACGGCTTATACCGACATCACTGGTGCAGAGCAGGAGATTCAACTCTCCGATGACGGTCCAGGGATAGACGAATGCCCTTGTGATCCTGCCGCGATGCTGGCAATGCTCCAGCACCGTTTCGACATAGCCGTGGCAAAAGGTGAAAACAAGGAAGTGTGCCAGCTCATCAAAGCGATCGACACAGCCAAAAAATGGCAAGGCTACAAACCCCAATCTGTTTCTCCCTTCGCATGAACTACCCCAGCACAGACGACGTTCCACTCCCTTTTGAGATCTTCACAGACGAAGAACTGGAAGAACTTGAGCAACAGCGCGAGCAAGACGACTGGATACGTTCCATCCCTACTCCTGCAGACCTTAATCCTGGCTTGCGATGAAACTCACTGACAACGAACTCGCTCTCCTAGCTGACTCTATTTTCTGGGAAATGACATTCTTGGAAAAGAAGGGCTGGCATACGTCCCAGCGAGCAGTCATCCTCACAGATTTACAAGATCGAATCCACGCTTATTTGGACAGCAAAAAATGAACTTAACTGAGATCAAAACAGCCGTGATGGCTGGCAAAACGGTCCACTGGGCATCCGATGCCTACGTTGTTATCTACGCTCCACGGATAGAAGAGTTCCTGATCAAGTGCCTGCTCAATGAGCATTGCATTGGGCTGACTTGGAAAGATGGTGTAACTATGAACGGCAAGCCGAGCCAGTTCTTCGTATCGTTCCAGTCCTAAGCAAAAGGCCACGTTAGTTGTAGATCAGCAGAAAATACTTCCTCATCGTTTATATCGATGGGGCGTTCTGCCACGTATTCGTTAAATAGCTGCTTTAAACGTTCCAGGGGCATCCTTAAGGCTTTGGCTTGTATAGCCACGTTCATCTGTCCCGTATAGAGACATTCCAATGCTTTTACAAACTCTTTACGGCTTGCTGGGCCGTATAAAGGTTCATTCTCTCTAACCATTGACACTCTGCCCCACGTAATTCTAACTCACTGAGCAACCGGACCTGTGGTGCTCCGCTGCGCCGGGCTACTACAACCGCTCCAAGCTTAGGCTTTAACCCAGTCAGGTGCTGCAATCCCAGGGAATATGCTCCGGTTTGGCAGATGTAGTTAGACAACATCTCTTCACTACGAGCGTTAACGCTGGTTTTCCAGTCAGCAACGCAGAGCGTTCCGTTTACGTCGATTAAGGCGTCAGCCGTTCCAGCCCAGCCGCGTGGGTCATGAATGGAAAATTCAATGGCATGAATGGCCGTTACGTTCTCTCCGATCCAAGTCCGTAGACCTCGGGCGTACCCAGAGGCGCTCCAGGGGACTCTAGGAGCCCCTTGAATGGCCTTTTCGATTGCCCAGGTAGTGATTCCTTTAGGAGCACGTTCCAGGCCGTCATCTCCAGTCCTCCAGCTTCCTCGCTTGTTTGCGCTATTTCTTGCCAGCTTTGCCGCCGTCTTGAGGACATACTCCGCGTGGTTGTGCGCCAAAGTGCCACGCTCGCAAGCAACATCACGCTCCATGGGAGCAGTGGGTCTTTCCAGCCAGCGGTCCAGTGCATCTTTTTGCCATTGAGGTGAGGTTTCTTTCAGGATGTGTGTCACTGAGGCGTAAGACACACCGGACTCATCGCGATACACACGGTGCGGACCAGAGTCATCACGCTCCAGGGTCCAACGGCGTAAACCCGCTAGTGCGTTCTGAGAATCAATTGCTTGCATCTACCAAATCCATTTGATTCTTGAGCCAAGCTTTTTGTAGCTGATGGGCTTTAGGTTCTATCAAGTGCATTGAACTAACAATTCCAGTGAAGTTTCCTACTGAAATTGAAACTCTGCCGTCTTCCAAAATTGTGGTGATCGTCTCTGGTAAAGGTTTTTCGTAGTGACGATCCGGCATTTAAGTATTAAAGCTGTTTAATTGTAGACAATAAAAAAGGGGCGGTTAAGCCCCAGAAACATGTTGTTTTAGTTGGCTTTGAACGGATTGTCTCCGGTTAATAGGCGGCTGATGTCAAAGCCGCTATCACGAGATTCGGTCCAGGCAGTTTCGATGTCTGCCTGAGCGCCTTTTTTGCGTGGTGCAGGGCGCAAGCTGTAGCGGGTTTCTAAGCCAACGCCTTCTTTACCAAGAACAAAGTCCCAGGCAAGCAGGTCGGCGTAGTCCTCCATTTGGCTGACTGAATCAAGTTCGTTAATCAGGCTCTTTTGACCAAGCTGCATGATTTGAACTGAGCTGGTGTCGTAGTTGTAGACAGGCACGGCGATGGCGAACTTCACCTTGTCGGGTGCAGTGCCTTCACGGTTGAGACGGCGGTTGTAGTCAACGCCCATTTCTTCTTCAATGTCTTCGGGGCTTGGGTCTTCTGCAAAACGGAACGGTTTTGACTTGCCGTCAGCGGTTTCGCCCCAACACTCGAAAAACTCAAGGGGTTGGTCGTCTAGAAGAGCAAAGCGGACATTGCCGCCGGACTGGATTTTGGAGGGGTTGAGATAACCGCCGCCGCCACCGCCAGAAGCAGCAGATTTGTTCTTGTCTGAAATGAATGGCATGTAGAAAGTTGCTGTGGGCGTGTTGCCCGGTGCTCGTTTATTGTAGCAGGGTGACGTAAACCGTCAAGTGCGGTAGAATGAAAAAACCCCAGAGCCGGGAATGGCTTCTGGGGTGGTTTGACAACCGACTTAACACTCTCACTGTAGCAGATGATTCTTGCTGATTTTGTTCGTACGTTGCCTAAGACTTGGGCAACGGCTCCGATTTACGCTGCTGGTGTAACGCTTCCTAACGGGAAGATTGCTTGCGGTAAATCACCTCTTGGTCGTGCTTCAAAAGCAGATCTTTCTCCTGAATGCACAGCCAACTACATAAGCGACAACCCCGAAACCTTTAAAGCAGTCGGTGTTTACAGCGGCACTCGCTCGGGGGGTTTAGTCATCTTTGACGTTGACCGCAATCTTGGTGCCATTGAAGAGAAATGGGGCGCTGATTTAGAGAAAGCGCCTTGCGTTAAGTCAACTAAGAAGAACGCGGCGAAGTTTCTGTTTGTCGTTCCAGAAGAAGACCGTTTAAGGGTGGCTTCGATGAGCCACGCTGCCGCAGGGCAGGAAGGTTGGGAAGTTCTTTGGGGTGCTCAGGGCGTTCTGTGCGGCGCTTACAAGGACCAGGGGGAGTACACGTTCCAGGGAGATGTGAATGCGCTTCCTGAGGCTCCTGAATGGCTTCTTGAGCGGATGCGAGAGCAGTATCGCAAGGTCCACCAGAAAGACACTGGCCGGAAGCTGCGGGACACGCGCTTTGCTAACCGGTCCAGGGAGGAGAAGATTGCTATTGGGCGGAGCTGCCTGAGTGTTATCGAGCCTCGTGGTGCTTTTAGTGAGCGGTTTTGGTGGGAAATCGGCGCGATGCTCAACAGCGAGATGCCTAACGCGGATGGGTTGAAGCTTTGGGAAGAGTGGAGCCAGCGTGATGCCGAATATTCACATGAATGGGACAACGGTAAAAACCCCTGTGCCGATCGATGGGCATCTGGGTTTCAGAGCCGTGGCTTGGGCTTTGGGAGCTTGATCAAATTGGCTGATTTGGCAGACCCAGATCGCAAACGATTTCAAAGGGACGGTATTGCACAACTGGTGGAAGAGATCGACTCGTCACCAGTGAAGTTTGTCCAGGCTTTTCTTAGTGGCGAAGAGCTGCTCGCTAGAGCTGAAGAACTAGAGAAGACTATTGAGAACCCCGCGTTACTGGACCAAGCTAAAACCGCTTTGGCCCTTGAAGGCGGACGGTCCAAGGAGGGCGCTGCGGCTATTGATCGCTTACTAGATAGCCACTTAACCTTTAAAAGAAATAATGAGTACAAGGCAAAAGATTTGAGTGAGTTAGACGAGACACCGTTTGACTACATAATTCCAGGGATAATTCCTAAGCCCTGGTTGCTATTAGTTCACGCAGATGGTGGTACTGGTAAATCCGTTATGTGCCAAACACTTTGTAAGCACATATCTCAAGGTTTATCTTTTGAGGTGTATGGCGCGTTGGTAAACGTAAAGAAGGGGCGTTGCCTTTGGCTCAATGGAGATCAAAGCGAGCGAATTGTGCGTAGGCAATTTGAGTCTATTGGGGTTAAGTCAGGCGTATCAGTTGTGGGTGAGTGGGATATGCAGTGGTACAGACGTTTTTGCAAGCTTCAAGGAGGCGGCGTAGATGAAAACGGTAAGTACGCTCCAGGTAAGTACGATTTAATTGTTATTGACAGTTTGGATGGTTGTAATGATTCAAACCCATACGAAGAAAATAGAAGAGAGTACGCGTTACCTTTAAAGCGTTTGGCTAGACGTAACTCCACTGACTTTGGGTCTTGCACCATCATTGTTATTCACCACAACAACCGTAATGGTGGGTTTAGAGGTACAAGCGCGATTAAGGCCGCTGTAGATGAAACGTGGAATATGCAAAAAATAGCTGCTGATCAAACAGTGGAAATGGGTATTCCTGTTAATTCAAGATTGATCACTGTTGAAAAATCGAGAGACGATAGAGAAGGACACCAAATGGTGTTTAGTCTTATGGCTGACTTTACTTACAAAATTAGTGAAGTCCCTGAATTAGAAACGTCGGTAAAATTCCCTACAGCAAATCAACTGCTTAAGGATGTACTGAAAATGATGCGTTCCACCCGTAAGGAAACGTGCTTGAAAGATTTGGTGGACCACCAAAGTTTGGGGGGAGAGCACAAGCGAAGAGCTTTAGAGCATATCCTCAAGAAGCTGAGCGATCTTCAGCTCATCGAAGCGTGTGACGCTCCTAAGGAACTTCCTAAGAAGAAGGGGAGAAGCCCGAAGTATTACCGAGCTTTAGGTGAGGACGCTCCAGTGCCTTTCTCAAAAAGGTCTAACGCGCGTGGGGTGTCTGAAATAACCTTAGGAAAACAAGACATCCCTTTACCTGGAACGGTTTTAAAGCACACAGAGCCTTCGGAAAAAGAAGTTCATCGGAAAAAGGCGGGGAAGGCCATTCTTATTTCCGACAAACAAGTTTTCCGAAACCCCGATGGGCTTAAGAACTCTTCCAGCGCAGGCGAAGAAGCTTTTACCGACAATTCTCAGTTACCTAAGGGAAATGACCCCTGGGACGCTTGGGATTGACCAAGTAGCACAACAACGCTGTCCATGCTAGTTTCGATACGGATCTAGCCAAGTGACGGGAAAGTGCGGCCAGGCACTTTCCCTGCACAGATCCGCTGTACCTAACTACACGATCTATGCAAAACAATCGTATTCCAAGAATCACGTATGACGACAGTGCTAAACGGTGGGTAATGCCACCTGAGTGGAATGAATGGGAATTTATAGTTAATTCTGACAATTACCCTGACCCAGATTTTAAAGTTTTTGCAAATGAATATGACTACACGCTAAAACACAAAAGAGGTATTTTGTGCAGGTACAACAATCATGTTCTTGGAGCTGAAATAGAGTATAGAGGAGACGATGGCAAATCACATATAAGAATAATTACACCTAAAACCTACCAATATTTTTTATTTTGCCGTGCTGCTGTAACGCTTATAAATGAACCCGAAAGATACAGACCAGCTTTAGAGGGTGCCTTAAATGGAGGGGTAGTAATAGGCTACGCAAACATGTGTACTATTGAAAATTTAATTCCACCTAATACTATTAAGCGTGAAGAAACAGAAAAAATGTATAACAATCTAGCGCATAAAAAACGATTAATTTCTCAAGAGTTCGGTGCTCTGATGGCACGAACTTTTAACGCTACATCTGGTTTGCTTTTGCACAATAGTGGCAAGCAGTATGAGTTAAAAGTAGACGCGCGTAAAGACAAATATGCTTTGTGCCCTAGCTGCAAAGCGATCTACACACAACTAACCAGAGAAATTGTTGAGGCAAACACGCCGGAGTATAAACCAGCTTTACAAAAACTGGTAAAACAGATTGAGTATGATGAGCACAAGCGCGAACACGGTTGACCAAGCTGTGTAATGTGCTACTGTACTTAAAACACGCATACTCCTGTGACTGAAAAGCAAACACGGGCCAGCATAAAAACTGCTCATCACTACGGGGGTGAGTTCTTTAGTAAACTGGCCGAAGCGGCACTGCTAGCTGACCCCCGTAATCGCTCCAGGATTCTGGATGCGTTTCCGGAGATCGTGTCTAAATATGGACCCGGCAGTGCCTTCTACAACGAGTACCTTTAATGAAAGAAATCACAGTCCGTATCCCTGAAGAAGTTCTGGCCCAGGTGGACAAAGAAGCCGGGTTTAAACATATATCAAGAGCTCAATTTATACGAGACAAACTTATACCTAGAGAAACTAAAGATGTTGGGGATTATGGCCCTAAAGATTTTCACACTTTGGTAAGCCTGGTAAGACGTAGAACAGGTAATGGCATGGATAAAAGACAACTAGAAAACGTTGTTGCCATTGTTTTTAATGAACTGGCTTCTTAGCTGTGTTGCACGCTGGTGTTTCAAACAACGCCCCAGTCCCATTAGGCGGTACGCCAGCGTGAGAGACAACGTTCAGTTTATCTACTGCAAAATGGGGCCTGCGGAAGAAAACGCTATGGACGCTTTAGCCCTGGCACGTTTTACAAGTTACGACCCAGATAATAGGGCTTTGGCTGTGGAGCAAGTGACGTACCAAGATGATGAAGACGGGCACACGCAGTTCCAAAGCCAGGTTGCGTCTGCTCTACATTTTGGGATTGATGTGGCTGTGATAAGCCCGTACGATTTAGACTATTTTCCGCTACTTGATCGCATAACGTTTAAGTAGTGTGCTACATTGACAAAGCCGCACGACGCTACACATGTCTGCTCAAGTATTTCACGGAATCCAGCATCTCGACAAGATCGAGACTGCCACATCAGTTTGTTTTGACACTGAAACGCTCCAGCTGCAGCCTGAGCGTGGGAAGTTGAGGTTGCTGCAGCTTGGCTCTGGTGCCCGTAACACTGTTGTTCTCATTGATTGCTTTGACCTTGGTAAAAGCGAGTGGGTTAAGTTGCGCCGCTTCTTCGGCAGTCCAGTCAGATACTGGCTTGCCCATAACGCTGTATTTGATCTTGGGTGGTTGCAAGAGCACGACATCTATCCGCATGGGTGGGTTCGCTGTTCCATGTTGGCCAGCCGACTTCTCACAAACGGGATGCCTTTTCCGAAACACGGACTTGCGAACGTCGTCAAACGTTATCTAGATACAGAGCTTTCCAAAGAGCAGCAAAGATCCGACTGGAGCGGTGATTTAACTAACGAGCAGTTGGATTACGCTGCTAATGATGTTGTTGCTTTGATGGATCTAGACGAAATAATAGATCATAAAATAAGAATAAATAGACTTACAAAGGCGTACAGCTTGGAGTGTCGTGCTTTGCCTGCTATGGCTCAAATGTGGCGTACAGGATTACCCTGGAACGCTGCTAATTTGCAGCAACGCAAGGAGGATTATCAGGTAGATATAAAAGCTTTGGAGAAAGACTTTATTCTTCAACTGGACCATGCTCTTCCTCAGGACAAAAAATTACCCAGAGACGAAGATGGTACTTTTAATTTACGTTCCAAGGATGAGGGTAAGATTCGTGACGGCAGTAAAAAGTACAAAGGATTCAACTTAAATAGCCCAAAGCAACTATTAGAAAAGTTAGGCGATATTTTAGGTGAGACACCTAAAGACGCAAACGGTAAACCCAGTGCGGCACGACAGGCTTTACGGGCCTACGCCGCAGACCACGAGGTTATTCAGATTTATTTGGAGTGGAAAAGGGCAGACAAGCGTCGTCAAATGATCAATTCCATTCAAGAAAAGATGGATGCTGATGGTTTTGTACGTGCCAGCTACATGCAGCTTGGTGCGGAGTCGGGAAGGATGTCCTGTATTAAACCCAACAACCAACAGATTCCGCGTGATCCACAGTTTCGTGGGTGCGTAGAAGCGCCGGAAGGTTACCTATTAGTAGACGCTGATTTTGGTCAGATGGAGCTAAGGCTTGCGGCTGCTATTGCAAAGGATGAACGGATGATTTCTGCGTTCCAGCGTGGTGAAGATCTTCACACTGTTACCGCCGAAACTATCGGGTGCAGCAGGCAGATAGCCAAGTCGGCAAATTTTGGCTTGCTTTACGGCTCGGGTGCAAAAGGGTTGCGTAACTATGCCGGTGGGACAGGCATAACCATGACGGTCGAGCGTGCTGCTGAAATTCGTAAAGACTGGCTGAATGCTTTTGCTGGGATTGGCAGGTGGCAGAAGGAAATGGCAAAGGAGTCCCAGGACTCTTCAGACAATAAATGGGCTGAAACCCGCATTCCGGTTTCTGGTATGCGTCGGTATCTACAAGGAGATATGAACCGGTTGACTGTTCGGTGCAACACACCGATCCAGGGAGCTGGTGCCGCCGTTCTTAAATGCGCCCTTGGCAAGCTTTGGCCCTTGGTGCATCAGGCAGGTGAAGAGACAGTGCGGATTGCAGCCGCAGTGCATGACGAAATTTTGTTGCTGGTGCGTGAAGATGCTGCGGAAGAGTGGGCCGCTTGCCTAAAACAAGTGATGGAGGAGGCTGAAGCCAAGTGGTTGGGGGACATCCCTGCATTAGCTGAGGTTTCTATCGGTAAAACTTGGATGGAGACCCATTGATGACACGCATTTTTTCCACAACTAAGGGATGGTGCTGTTTAAGCCCTGCAGGGCTAACGTATTACACACATCTAAGTGGGGCGATGGATGCCGCGTACAGGCAGGCAGATAGCCATGGAGCGTCTAAACAAAGCAATTCAAACCGCAGTTACGGGTGATTTGCAAAGAGCAGCCATGTTCTTAGAAGGTGCCAGGGAAGTTAGGGCAGGCTGCACAAAGCAGCGTGCCCAATCCCGTCGTGCTCAAACAAGTGCGTGGAAAAAGAAGGTCGATTCTCCAGCTACGTGGTAGTGTAGTTGTAGTAGTCTAGAGTTAATGGCTTTACGGCACGGCAACAAAACCTACTTTCAGATATTGCTAGACCCGCATCGAGCTGAGTTGTTGCAGTTTTTGGCAAAGAAAGAGAACGTTCGCGCTACTGCGTGGATTAGAGATGTTTTGTACGAGCGTATAGAAGAAGACTGTGGAACGACAACCTACGCGGAAGCGTTAGACAAAGACAAGGCCACTTGGAAAACCTCCGTAGAAAATCGTGTAGCCGGTCGAGTTGGTAAGAAAACCGCTGCAGATCAAGGCGCAGCTGAATCTTGATATGCGGTATCTACTGAAGACGCACCAGGATGGTCCTTTGTATTTGGCTGCTTTTTATAAAAATCCTAGACAGGTTTGTTTGTTTACTCCTTTTATAGAGGACGCCTGCAGCTACAGAGATAAAAGTATGGCTTTAGACGCTGCACGGCACTTAAAAGATTTATTTGACATTAAAGCTGAGCTACTAAACTCTTCCGAAAATGACTAACCCAAATTGGACTACAAGACCACAAGACAACATTGATGCGGCAATAGCGCGAGCAAAAGCAACTCTGCACGAGTCCGATCCAAAACTGACCACACTTGAAAAGGCTATTAGACAGTCTCTTTTGAACCGGAGAGTACGGCGTCCAATAAGGCAATGTGACCGACCGCCTGTTTAAGTAATTTTCCTTGGTGCCACTGTTGACGTGCCATGGCAACGCATAGCTGTGACAACACATCTATGTTTTCGCAGTCTTCGATTTCTCTGATGCTGCGTTCCAGGGTTAGTTCTTCTTCAAGGCTTTGGGTGATGTGCATCCATTCCATTGATGGCTCGGATGGCTCGTTTTTCGGAAGCATAAGGTTCCTCCGTCTTGAACCGTATGTAATCACCTATAGCTGGAAATAACCAGTCCTGCACTGGTAAACAAGCCTGCCAATTTACGGGTTGGACACAGTTCATCACGACTGTGGTCCAAAACGCGCTGATGTAGCCCCAGTTCATCGATCCACAAATACTGCCCAGCCGCTTGCTTCCCCTTCAATAGACCAACGCTGGTAGAAAGCAGGACGCGACATCCTGATTAACTCACCAGATTTTGTGGTGTCATGGCCGCCATGTTCCATGTCTGGCTTGCCCATTGGATCCATAGCAATGAAATCATCCTTGTCATAGCCAATGATTACGCTCCAATGCCCACAACCATTGCCGTCGCATACCGCTGGTTTGCCTTTAGTTAGATCACCCCTATGAAGCCAGCCAACCATAATTGGCCTGCCCGCATCAATCTCAATTTCAATATCTTCGACTCTTACGTTTTTGCGAAACTCAGCGTCAAGGCCCAGGGATCGCATTGCAGATACTTGGGAGTGAACCTCAGTCGTATCGCCGTATTTACGGCGTACATGCCGATAAGCATCTTGGCTTTTTACGTTGCGGTGGAACGCCACAACCATGGCGCTTGCTGCGTCAAAACA